GCCCATCTGCCACAGTTCGCCAATGGCATCTTTGAGTCGGGTCGGGATGTCCTCACGCCGCATGGCCTGCCGCTGGAGCGTTTTGATCCTGTCGCGCCATTCCTTGCCCGGATTCTCGCTGCCGCCCCCATAGACGCACCGCCGGAATATCTCTGAGTCCTTGAATCCGTCGAAGTCGTCCAGAAGGTCGCTTATGGCCTCCCGGACGGCTTCCGTGGTGTCTGATGCGCTCTGTGCCCGTATAGGTGACAGGGCAACAAGGAGCACGATAGCAAGGCAGAGTGCAAGAAAACGCATCAATCTCACCTGTGTAAATTAGAGTGCGGCCCCGAACGCCATCACAGTTTCGTCGCTATCACGCCCAGAGACGGCCTTACCCGTCGCCGCTTCAATCATGTCGAGCAACAGGATGGCCCGTTGCCGGATGAAATCGTCAAAGGCGTTTTGACGAAGCTCTTCGACCGGGATGGCATGGGAGCGGAGGCAGGCGTCCAGCGTTTCCGCCGGGACTCCCTTTTTTTCTTCAATACGCTTCAGGTAGAGGCTTGGCGCGTCACCACTGAGGTATTGATTGGTTGTGGTAGAAAGAGGTGTTTTATTGATGACACTATTCCATTTTTCGCGCGGGAGATTCTTTGCCGTACACCATGCTTTGGGAAAAACGTGATGAATATCAACCGGCGTCACGAAGTAGGCGTTGATGGCTATGGGCGTAGCGGAAATAAAATCTTTGCCGCCGCGCTGCATCAGCAAAATGGACAGCCCCTTGTAAGCTGCGGAAATACGGGTCTGTAACGAGAGCAAACGGCGAGGCGCGAAGCTGGCGTCTTTGACGGTGCGGGGAGTGTCTCCGCCGTTCACCCAGTCTACGACATCGGGAAGGTCTTGACTGAACCGCGTTTCATTGGCACCGCCGTACAATTCCCCGAAAACCCCGCACCAGTACCAGCGGAGGACTTTTTCCTTGATGGAGGCGTTATCGATCTGGTTCGAGAGCGCCGCGCAAATGCAGGACAAGGGGATGAGCTGAGTCGCGTAGGGAAGGAAGCGGGGATCAAAGATTTTTTCTTCGGCAAGAAGTTGGGCGGCTTTTTTAAAGCCATACTCCATCTCGTCCGCAAGTCTCTGGTAATCGGCGACGACCAACTCGAGGACATCCTTACGTTTGCAGGTAACTGCGGAGGACTCGGACTGGGCTTTCCGGAAACTCGCGTACAATGTGAGCGCTGTGAGGAACGCCGTGCCGTCAGCCACTTTCAAAAGGCTATGTCGTTCGCGCATCCGTTCTGAGCGTGCCTTCCAGTCTTCCGGCAAGTTGAAATGGCTGGCGGCAAAGGTTGCCGTCACGAGTTCGAATACCGTCAGGGTGACGCCACCTGTGTTGACTTTTTCAAAGACCTTGCAAACGGCTTCACGAGTGGTGTCGATTCCCAGTTCTATGGCAGGCACCTTGAACTGCTGAAAAGAACTCAGCACGTCGTCTTCAAAATCCATCAGGAAGGAGTCTTCCTGCTCGCCGTGGTACCTGCGGTATCCCTTCCGCCATTCTTTTGATTTCACAGGGTCGAAAATGATCGATGCGGGAAACATCTTCTTTTCGTACTGCTGCTCAAGGGTGGAAAGATCCAAGTCGATTTTACGCCCAAAATCGCTGAGAATTTTGAACGTGTCCGGAAGAGAGAGAATGGCTTCTTCCCGATCTGCGCGGGGATCAAGGCATTTCTTCATATCCAAAAAGTAGACGCGGTGAACCACATCATCCTTGTCCGTTTTTGTTTTAACGGGTTTGCCGCTGTACAGAGCGAGATACATGGATGTGAGGCGTTGTTGCCCGTCGAGAACGAGTTTTTTGGGGGCAGGCGCGGGGGACAGCTCGACTCCTTCAAACAAGCGCGTTTGGAACGGGACGCCTCCGGCCTCTAGGAACATGACGGCACCGATGGGGAAGGAGAGTGAGACGCTGGCAATCAGTTCGAGGATATGTCGGTCATCCCACACCCACTCGCGCTGGAAGTCGGGAAGCTGGATGATTCCGCTGTGGATGTCGGCAAGGACGTCTTTCAAGTTGGGTTCGGCGGTGCGGAAGGACATGGCGGCTCCGGTTTCGTGAAATATGATTGGTCCTCTGCATGAAATTCTCGGCATTGTATTATCAGAAAGTTGTTATAGCCTCAACAACCTTATGGAGTCTGTAGGAAAGGATACCCAAACTGGAAGGAGATTTTGGACGTCCCGCAACGGCTGGAAGAAGCTGGAGCAGGACGCCAAAGAAGCGCGGCGGGGCCTGTGGTCCCGAAAGAACCGGACCCCGCCGTGGAAGTGGCGGCAGAAGCGGAAAGGAAGAAAGCCCCCGGATGTTTTGATCTGAGAGCCTTGTTTTACTGGTTGGGCGGTGTCAGGCCGGGCGCGGGTTTCACCACATCTATGAGTTCCTGCGGGACGTCTTCCAACATGCGGTAGGGGAGAGTCACTTTCGAAGTGGGAATTCCCATGCGCTTGCCGATGGCCCTTGAGAGAGCGGCCTCATCCGTCTCACCCGCAGATGTCTGAAAATCTTTGCGCATCTCGCCCCAGAGCTGCTGCATCTCAAGTTCCTGATCGGAAAAGGGCGTTTCGGCAGCCCGCACTCCATTCCATGTCCAGTTTTCTTTGCCTGAAATGCCCTTGCCGTCGGGTACGTAATCCGCAACCGCAAGCTGGCAGGCTGCGCCATCGACATCCGGAAGGGAGTCCAGCACAACGCTGATCGAGGTCGCGCCAGTATCCTTGGCGTAATACTTTGCCGCGGCGATGGCGGTGGCCGCGAGTTGTTCTCGTGATGCAGAGGAAACCGAGGCCAAGATGAGCGTCCCGTCCTTGTCCCGCGCAGCCGGGGTAATGCGGATAAAGAGTTTAAGCCTGTTGATGGTCTTTTTCTGATCCCAGCCCGAACTGTATACGACATAGGGAACTGGCGTCGCCCGCGAAATATCCCATTTTTCACCGGAAGGCTGAGGAGCCTCCTGAACACTGGCAAGAGGGTTGAGCTGCATCCACGGATGCTTTTTCTTGGCCTTTTCCATACAGGCCAAAACGTAGGGCGTCGAATTTTCTCGTGTAACCGGTTTTTGAGCTGACTCGGCGAACTCTTTCATGCAAGCCGCCACCTCTTCCGAAGCGCGCCTGAGCTCTCCTTTCTTCAACGCGGTCAAGGTGCTGGCGTCGGTACTGGCCTTGATGTAGTCGGCAGACGAGGCGAGCATGTTTGCATCTGTGCTCATGGCCCAGCCGATGACCGTCTCATCACGCAGAGTCCCCCCCTCGTCCCAGTTTTTTGCAAACGCGGGAACGCTGATGAACAGGGCCATCAACAATGCCATCATTCGAATCATCTTTTCCCCCTCATTGATACGGCCCTACACACCACAGTCGGTAGCACCACTCGCAGATCTGTCCGAGGTGGCATGTTGAGGATTGTCCCGGCGAGTCTCGGTGGGCGTCACCACGGCGCTCACTGACCCGGCCAAGCGTTTGTTTTCTTCATGCAACGCGATGATTTTGTCTTTAGAGGCTAGGAGTTCGTTTTTGGCCTCAAGAAGTTCTCTAAGTTGTGCATTTTCGCGTTCAAGCTGGATCATTTGGTCTTCTGTGGCTAGCCGCTGTTCGGGTGCAGCCGCGATATGAGAAGGCTCGCTACTGGTAGAGCCGTCCTTGAGCATAGGTTCATCACCCATGTAAAGCCATTCACGTCGAATATTTGGAAAAAGTTCAATAATTTTAGGAAGATGTTCCCATATATTTTTTTGGCTCTTTTCATTGAGCCACTGATTAAACTTAGATGGAGATTCCCCCAAATATTCAGCTATTCTGTATAGAGGGATGCCTTGCGTAGTAGAAATGTATCTAATTCTTTCAAATAATTTCATATTTTTAAAAAACCAAAAAAATTGAAAACAGATTGACATATTCAATTTTTTTGAATATAAAACAAGAAAACTTAATACCAACACCAAACACCAACACCAAACTATCAGGAAGTGAGTATGACTACAATGGTAGATCGGGTCGCGTCCTTAAAGGCTTGGATGGACGAACATAATGTGACTATCCGTTATGTCGCTGAACAGCTTGGGGTGAGCATGACTCTGACTCGCAGGTATCTCGTACTTTGCGAAACTATCCCGACACGTTGGCACCGCCAGCTTGTCCTGCTTGGAATCCCCCCGGAACTCTTGCCCCGCGCTGAGGATAAGAAGCGTGGCCCCTCCCGGAAGATTCCAGTTCTGAACCCGCACCCGGCAGTGTGTGCCTGATTTGAGTTTAACCCGGCATCCCGCCGGAATCACGCAAACGGAAAGGAGAGTTTGGCATGAAAGAAGACACTCCGAACATCGGGGCAGTCTGCCAGCGGCTTGCCAAGCACGCCCCGTCCGGGCTGTCGGCGGAACAGATCGCCTATCGGCTCGGGCGTCCGTACAACACGCTGATGTCCGAGCTTTCGCCCCTGCGGGACACGCACAAGTTCGACGTGAATCTGTTGATACCGCTCATGCGGCTGGCGGGCTCCACGGAGCCGCTGCACGAGATGGCCCGCGCCCTTGGCGGGGTGTACGTCGACTTCCTCCCGGTGTCGGACGCCGCGCATCCGGTACATGGCCAGTGTATGGCCTCGGTGAAGTCGTTCGGGGACATGATGGTCGGCACGGCGAAGGCGCTGGAGGACAACATCATCACCAGCGAGGAAAGAAGGGAACTCGCCCGGCTCGGCTACAGGGCCGTGGGCGACATTTTGGCCCTGCTGTTCCAGATCGACGAAGCGGAGGCTCGGGATCGGGGCAGGGCGTAAAAGAACGCCCCCGGAGTTGCAGGAACAACGCCGAGGGCAAACATCCAGAATGAGGGGAACTCAAATGGATAGACAAGAAATCTACACGGGTAAGGCAAGGCTTGTCAATCGCGGCAACGGTATTGTCCTGCGCTGCGCGACGAAGGGTGAGCTTGCGGCGTTGCTGTCGCTGCTCAGGGCTCTTTTCCCGCATGGGGGACGCATGAAGGATCTCATGGGGAGGGCTGCGGCATGAGGTACGTTATCGGAGACAGCGCCCGCCTCGTGACTCCCTATCGCGGTTACTCGTGGGTGACGATCATCGGCTACGAAGGCGACGGGTATTGCGTGGAACTTACTTCCGGCCTCGAAATCGTCGTCCGGGAAGACGAGTTGGAGGACGTATGAGCCTGAAAATTCGTGAATGCGCCATCCCGAAGTACAAAAAGGACTGGCCCGGCAAGACCCTTTTGATGAAGGCAGCCTGTCCGACGACACGTATGTCTCCCTATGAATATGGCGAGAGGCTCCCCTCGCTGATTGAGGCCGGGGTATTGGTGAAGCTGGAGCGTTTCCTCTCCAAGTCGGAGGCCACTCTGAGCGGACACTCTGATTTGTATCAGTGGGCTGAGAAGGAAGGCCAGCGCGTCATCAAGATCAGCTGGCGCTGTCCGAGATGCGCCGTCTGCCATGAGGATTTCATCCCGGAGTCCTTCATCCGTCAGAAAAAGGCCATTTTCGTTGAAGTCACCGGAACCGGAGAGGAGGAAGCATGAGTGTCGTTGATCAACAGGTTAAAAAAGGCCTTTTCGCTGCGAAGCTGGCATTATCCAATACTCGGTATAACAAGGGATTTGGAGCCGTCTTGTTCGGTTTTGACGATAGCGACAATGCATGTCTTTACGCTTTCGGCGATGGGGATCTCCATCCTGAGGCAACGGGAAAGGTGCTCATTCAGGGAGCGATGGATCTTGTCGAAAAAATTGAGAAACAAAACAAGGTGAAGCAGGGAGCACACGATGGAGCGGCATGAGTTCGACGCGGCCTACGCCCGCATCTGCGAGGTCTGCGGCATGAAGACGCAGACGGAGCTTTCCGCGTATCTCGGTATCCGCCAGAGTTCCATCTCCGACGCCAAGCGGCGCGTGGCCGTCCCCGCAGCATGGCTGCTGACCCTTTTGACCCGCGAAGGCGTGAACCCTACGTGGATTCTGACGGGCGGAGGTTCCAAATTCTTGTTCCGGCCTCGTTGCCTCCGAGCGCGCCCACGCTGCTGCTGGCTCGTCTGGCAGGGCCGGAGCTGGAGCAGCGCATCCGGGCGGGGCTGATGAGCGCGACGGAATGTATCGCCGAGGAAATCCGGGCTCTCGCTGAGGGCAAGGAGGAGAAAGGGGAATGATCGACCTGCTCATTGAGTACCGCCACTGGCTTGCCGGGACGGTCATGGGCGTCGGCTTCGTCGGCCTGTTCATCCGGCAGGAGGTGGCCCGCAAGCGCCGCCTTCTCCGGATGGCGAGGGAATGCCGCCATGAGTCGGGACAGGAAGGATAGCCCCTCCGTCTCGCCGTCCGAATCCCCGGAGGCATGGCTTGAGTCCCATGCCTCCGAACTGGTGGACTGCGCGAGGATGTGTTGCCGGATGCTGGCCCGCCATTGCGGGACGCGGGAAAGCTGTTTTCGCGGCGGGCGGTGCCCGAAGGCTCCGCGAGGCGCAAGGCCCGTCCAGACCGAAAGGGCGTCCATGCCCATGTACTACGCAAACCCGGATTGTTGAGATGAAGCTGTTTCGCAAGGAAAAGAAGCCCGCAGGGGCGTACTGCTGCCCCATCTGCAAGAGGGGCTATCGGCACGCGGGCATGGCCGAACGCTGCACGCCGCGCTGACGGGCGAGGTGGCGGGGATATGGCCTCCGGGCCGTCCCGCCCACCTCGGCCATGTCGGGGACGTGATCCGCTCGGTGATCTGCGACGCGAGGGGCGAGGCCGTGGCCCGCGCCGTGCGGCCGGAGCTGCTGGACGGGATGCGCGACCTGGAGGAGAGGGTGGAAGCGCTCTATGGCGAGATCATCCCCGAAGGTGAAGCCGACTATGAGGAAGACGCCATCGAGGGCATCGTGCGCTTGAGCGATGCCGTCATCGGCCCGAAGCCCGAAGGCCGCAAGCCGTCGCTTTACCTCGTCAACGAGCGGTTTCTCGTCGTCGGGAGGGGCAGGGCGGACGTGCGCCGGGTCATGATGGGGTTCGGGCTCTCGAAGCCCCGCATCCAAGGCATCAGCCCCGGCGAGAAGTTCGAGGACGGGCGCACCGCCGAGGACATCATCAAGACAGCCGTGCGCGTCCCGGCGCTCATCGGACGCATGGAGGATTCATGAGCCGGAACCAGGCCGAAGAACTCGTAGCGGCTATCCGCCGCGCAATGATCCCGGATGACGGGTTGCCTCCCGGAGTCGGCGGGGACATCATCCGGGCCTTACGGACGGAACTGGAGCCGTTCATCCGGCTGGCGTCCGTCCCATACTGCGAGTACATGGACGAGAAGGCCGCCGCGATTTATTGCAGTACCCCTGTAGCAACCTTGCAACGTAAGCGCAGCGAAGGGAAAGGCCCGATATTCATTAAGGACGGAGCCAAAGTGCTGTATGCCCGCCGAGATTTGGACAAGTACATGGAAGCCAGAAAGGTCAGGACGTATGATGAATAGACTTGGCTGTTTTTTCAATGAGCTTCAAGGCATCCCATTTGGCGTCGTCGGTGAGTTTAGCGTACCGTTGCGTCGAGCGCAGGTTTGCATGTCCCACCAGCTTGCCGATGGTGTAAAGGGGGACATTCTGGCTGGCCAGCCACGAACAGAACGTATGGCGAAGCGTGTGGATCACCACTTTGAAGCGGGGATCGGTAACGCCGTCGTTCAGGCCAAGGATGTTTACGGCCTTGGTAAAGGTCTTGCTCAGAGAAGTGGGGTGAGGCGCAGCACCTTGGTTTGTCGTAAAAAAGAAGTCTCCATTTCGGGATGGGACGATGCTCTGCAACAGATTGGAAACCGTTTCGTCCATGAACGCCTCGCGCCTGCCCGTTTTCCCGTCGATGTAGATCAGATGGTGCTCAAAGTCCAAGTCTTGCCCGCGCATACGCAGAATTTCACCGACACGCATACCTGTGTGCAGAGAAATGACCGCAACACGATACACGCGGCAGGAAAGGATTTCGAGTACCCCGAGCAGGCGATCCGCTTCGACAGGCGTAAGAAAGCGTTGTCTCGCATTATCAACCGGGATTTGGCTTATTTTGGGAACCTGCCCCGAATACATACCCCATTCGATCATGCGTCTGAATACGTTGAGCATGTCCATCAAGATGGATTTGATGGTAGAAGGTGCAAGAGTACGCCCCAGAGTATAGCTTTTCCCCCTGTCAGTGCGGTGAATGGTTGTGGTTTTCATCAGCGTCGCCCTGAAGGTTTCAAGTTCAAGGCTCGTGATTTTGTGCAAAGGCGTATTGGCAAAAAAGGGCTCGATATGCATGGCGTAGTGGTATTTAAGTATCCGTTGACTGCCGCTCTTCAAGAATGGGAGGCGTTTTTCGCTGAAAATTTTCCACGCCTGACCGTACGTGAGGATCGGAGTTCTAGCTGTGTTCGGAAACATCTCTGGATGTCGAAACTGGCGAATGCGTTCAGCACGGAGTTCACTGGCAAGTACAGCGGTATAGCCCTCGCTCTTCCAGCCGACTTTTTCCCAGATCAGCTTGCCATCGGCCTTGTAGGTAAACTCGAAACAGGCATCAGGCTTTCCCTGATAGCGTCTCGTTGTGCTTGTGCGGACGTATACGCCGGTGTACTTAGTCTTCTCACGGATGGCCATTTGTGCTTACCTTTTGCTAACCCAAGATCAGAAATGCTAACTGAACAACTAACCAGACGCGCATATCGCAACAAAGCCTGTACAAATTGGAATGCTGTGATTGCAAGAGGTTGTATATTGCAGAAAGAGCTAGAAAAAGGCAATCAATCCTATGTTTGCAAAAAATCCTTTTGCATCCGTGTAGCTCCAGAACAAGGTGAGAGGGAAGGCTCGAAAAAACGGTCCTTTGGTGAGTGACTTTTTTCGTTTTATCCCATGCAAGGGAAGACGACAATACTGACCCCGCAAACAGTTATGACCGAAAAGAGGAGGGCACGGTGGATTCGGATAACTGAGAGTGGGAAAAACCGCAGCTGGCATGTAAGGTGAGCTCCAGCGATGATTCCTCTTGCCTGCGGGGGAAGAGACGCTTATTTAACACCTATGAATACAACCGAAACTCCACTTTTCAAGCTGCGGACCGAATACCTCCCCACAGGCGATCAGCCTGCGGCTATCGAGCAGCTCGCTTCCAACATCGAAGCGGGCGTCAGGGATCAGGTCCTGCTTGGTGTTACTGGATCGGGGAAGACCTTCACCGTGGCCAACGTCATCGCTCAGGTCAATCGGCCCGCGCTGGTGCTTGCCCCGAACAAGACCCTGGCAGCACAGCTTTACAATGAATTCCGCGCGTTGTTTCCGAAAAACGCCGTTGAATATTTCGTCAGCTACTACGACTATTATCAGCCGGAAGCCTATGTTCCCGCGTCCGATACGTATATTGAAAAGGACTCGGCCATCAATGACGATATCGACAAGCTCAGGCACGCGGCTACCCATGCCCTGCTGACGCGCCGGGATGTTATCATTGTCGCGTCCGTGTCCTGTATCTACGGCCTTGGCTCTCCGGAATACTATGCACGTTTGATCATTCCGGTCGAGGTCGGTCAGCGTGTCAGCATGGACGCTATCATCACCAAGCTTGTGGATGTTCAGTACCAACGCAATGATATGGATTTTCACCGGGGAACGTTCCGGGTTCGCGGCGACGTGCTGGAAGTGATTCCGGCGTATGAGCACGAACGCGCCTTGCGTCTGGAATTTTTCGGCGACGAAATTGAAGCCGTCCGGGAGATCGACCCGCTGACAGGTGAAATCTTGGGGAATATCGGGAAAACCGTTATCTATCCGGCAAGCCATTACGTGTCGGACAGGGATAACTTGGAACGGGCCATGTCCGACGTTCGGGACGAGCTTGGGGAGCGGCTGCGCCTGTTCCAGTCCCAGAACAAGCTGGTTGAGGCGCAGCGCCTGGAGCAGCGCACGCAGCTTGATTTGGAAATGATGCAGGAATTGGGCTACTGCACCGGCATCGAGAACTATTCCCGGCATCTGGATGGCCGCAAGGAGGGAGATCCTCCAGCCACCTTGCTCGACTATTTTCCGGATGACTTTGTGCTGTTCGCCGACGAATCCCATATCAGTATTCCGCAGGTCGGCGGCATGTTCAAGGGAGACCGTTCCCGGAAAACGACGCTGGTGGATTTCGGCTTCCGGCTTCCGTCCGCTTTGGATAACAGGCCGTTGGAATTTCATGAATTTTTGGAACGGCTGAACCAGGTAGTCTATGTTTCGGCAACGCCGGGCAAATGGGAACTGGAGCGTTCGCAGGGGATCGTGGCGGAACAGATCATCCGCCCGACAGGCTTGCTTGACCCCGAAGTCGAGGTCCGCCCCGTAAAGGGGCAGATCGATGATCTGCTTGGGGAATGCCGGGCCCGTGTGGAAAAGCATGAGCGCGTGCTGGTCACGACGCTGACCAAGCGCATGGCCGAGGACTTGACCGAATATCTGAATGCGATGGGCGTCGCGGCCCGCTATCTGCATTCGGACATCGACACGATGGAACGCATGGCCATCATCAAAGCCCTGCGGGCGGGTGAGTTCGATGTGCTGGTGGGCATCAATTTGCTGCGCGAAGGCCTGGATATTCCCGAAGTTTCCCTTGTCACTATCCTGGATGCGGATAAGGAAGGTTTTTTGCGGTCCACCGGATCGCTTATCCAGACGTTCGGACGGGCGGCACGTAATGCCGGCGGAAAGGTTTTGCTGTATGCGGACACGGTGACGGCGTCCATGAGTGCGGCTATGGGCGAAACGGCCCGTCGGCGCGCGAAGCAGCAGGACTGGAACGAAACGCACGGCATTACGCCGACGACCATCAGTAAGCCGCTTGCCACGCCTTTTGACTCCCTGTACACCTCCTCAAGTGAAGGAAAGGGAAAGCGGGGACGGGGCAAACAGGCTCAACAGCCTGCGGCGGCTTCCGCATCCGCGGACATCACGGCCCAGAACGTGGCCCGGTATTTGAAGCAGTTTGAGCGCGAGATGCGCGATGCCGCCCGGGATCTGGAATTCGAGAAGGCGGCTGCCTTGCGGGATCGCATCAAGCAGCTTCGGGAACAGTTTTTGATTGCTTAG